GTCAACGTCAAGGATGCCAACGGGCAGGTGGTCCCGGCTGACAAGGCGCTGAAGCAGATCGCCGATCGCTTCGCTGACATGCCCGATGGCGCGCAGAAGGCCGCGGCCGCGGTGGCGCTGTTTGGCAAGTCCGGCACCGATCTGATCCCGCTGCTGAATGACGGCGCGGCCAGCATGGAAAAGTTCTCCTACAAGGTGGGCGAGGACTTCGCGGCGCGTTCTGATCTGTTCAACGACACGATCACCGAGCTGGGCATCAAGACCAACGGGTTCGGGCTGGAGCTGACCGACGCGCTGCTTCCTGCGCTGCAGTCAATCCTTGAGGTGTTCGGCGATCTGTTCGACACCAAGCAGGACTGGTCGGCGCTGTTTGATGTGCTCATCGTCGGCCTGCGCGCGACGGCCACGGTGATTTACGCCACGATCAAGTTGGTCGATGTGGCTATCAAGAACTCAGTGGCTTACCTGGACATGCTGGGCAAGGCGGTTCAGGGCGACTTTGCTGGTGCTATTTCGGTGGCGCAGAACCGGATCGGCTCCCTGATGCAGCAGGCGCAGCAGGACTTCGAGCAGATCCAGAAGATCTGGAGCGACACTCCATCACCCGGAACCGGACGGCGCACGGGCGGCCGCTCCATGGGGTTGGACACGTCAGCGATTGATGCACGCAATGAAGCGGCTGCCAACAAAGCCGCGGCTGAAGCAAAGCGCAGGCTGACTGAACAGCAGCGGCTAGAGGAGCGGCGCAACGAGCTGACCAAGGAAGGGAGCAGGCTTCAGGATCAGCTGCGCAACAGCATCGCCGACGTGATTGCTGCCTACGCTGGCGTTGGCGCATCACCGACTGAGAAGCTGCTCCAAGACAAGAACGCAGCATTTGAAGCAAACAGGCGGCAGATCCAAGATCTCACGCAAGACGTGATGGAGCTTGAACGGGAAGTCAACAAAGCCGGCGGATCGCTGGATGTGAAACCCTTCGCAACGCTGATCGACACCTTGTCAGCCGTAAACATGGAGCTGGCAGACAAGAACTACTTGCAGGGACTGAAGGATCTTCTTCCCAGCCTTGAGGAATACGACGGCAAGATTGCTGAGATCAAGCGCGGGAAGACTGAACTGACCGAAGTTGAGAAGCTCAACGCGCAGATCAACCTTCTGCAGCTTGACATCGTTGCGCAATCAATCCCAGCGTACGCCGAGCACATCCGTCTCCTGCGCGAACGCGCCGTGGCACTGGATCAAGCTACAGCCAAACAGAAGGCTGACAACGAGTCGATCGGCGCCGGCATCCAGGGCAAGCTTCAGGAGTATTACAACAGCGTCAAGGATCTGGGCGGCGCCATTGGTGATGCCGTGGTTGGTGGCCTGCAGGGTCTGGAAGACCAGCTGACGGCGTTCGTCACCACCGGCAAAGCCAACTTTGCCGACTTGGCCAGTTCGATCCTCAGCGACCTCGCACGCATCGCGTTGCGCGCGGCGATCATTGGGCCGATCGTGCAGGCGCTGGGTGGCATGTTCCCCGGCTTCAAGTTTGCCAACGGCGGCATCATGACCGGCGACGGCCCGGTGCCGCTGAAGAAGTACGCATCAGGCGGCATCGCCAGTTCCCCCCAGCTGGCGCTCTACGGCGAGGGAAGCAAGCCTGAGGCGTATGTGCCCCTGCCCGATGGCCGACGAATCCCCGTGGCGATGCAGGGCGGCGCAGGCGGTGGCACCAGCGTGGTGGTCAACGTGGACGCCAAGGGCACCAGCGCGCAGGGTGACAGCAACAAGAGCGAGCAGCTCGGGCGCGTGATCACTCAGGCAGTCCAGAATGAGCTGATCCGCCAGAAGCGGCCCGGCGGATTGTTGGCGGCGTAACCCATGGCAACCTTCACATACACCCCCAGCTTCGAGGCCACCGAGGCCAGCCAGCCTCGGGTCAGCAAGTTCAAGGCCGGCGACGGCTACGAGCAGCGGATCCGCTTCGGCCTGAACACCAATCCGAAGGAGTGGAACCTCCGTTTTGACAATCGCACCGACACCGAGCGGGACGCGATCGCCGCGTTCCTTGATGCGCGCGCCGGTGTTGAGAGCTTTGACTGGACACCACCCCGCGGGTCTGCCGGCAAGTTCATCTGCGAAGAGTGGCAGATCACCTTGAGCAACTGCAACAACAACCAGATCCAAGCCACCTTCCGCCAGGTGTTTGAGGCATGACGGTTCCTGTCTCCGAGCTTCAGTCAATCGCGCCGAGTTCGATCATCGAGCTGTTCGAGCTGCAGCTCAGCGCCGCGATCCATGGCGCCAGCACGGTCTACCGGTTCCACGCCGGCACCAACGCGACGGCAGCCAACGGCGATCTGGTCTGGGCTGGCAACACGTACCAGGCATTCCCGATCGAGGCTGAAGGTTTCGAGTACAACGGCAACGGCCAGCTGCCACGGCCGCGGATCCGGGTCTCCAACATCTTCGGCACCATCACGGCGATCATCCTGGCCACACCGCTGGAAGGCGCCAAGGTCACGCGCGTGCGCACCATGGCCCGGTACATCGACGCTGTGAACTTCACCGGTGGCGTCAACCCCTTCGGCACGCCAGACCCGGCAGCTGAGTTCCCGCGGGAGGTGTACGTCATCGATCGCAAGAGCGCCGAGAACCGGGACGTGGTTGAGTTCGAGCTGGCCGCGGCCTTCGACCTGGTGGGCGTCCGGGCACCGAAACGGCAGTGCATCAGCAACGTTTGCCAGTGGGTCTACCGCTCGGCCGAGTGCTCCTACAGCGGGACCAGCTACTTCACAGAAAACGACGTGGCCACCACCCTGGCGAATGATGTCTGCGGCAAGCGGCTGAGCAGCTGTAAGGCACGGTTCGGATCCACGGCGCAGCTTCCCTTCGGATCCTTCCCTGGCGTTGGGGCCTACTTCACATGAACGACGACACCCGGGCAGCAGCACTGGAACACGCCAAGGCGGAGGACCCCCGCGAAGCGTGCGGCTTGGTGGTGGTCATCAAAGGCCGCGAGCGTTACTGGCCGTGCCAGAACCTCTGCACCGGCAACGATCAGTTCATCCTCAACCCCGATGACTTTGCCGCGGCCGAGGATGCCGGCGAGATCGTCGCGGTGTTCCACAGTCACCCCGTCACCCCGCCAGCCCCCAGCGGCCCGGATCTGGTGGCGTGCGAGACCAGCGGCCTGCCGTGGCACATCGTCAACCCAAAGACCGAGACATGGGGCGGCTGCGAGCCCAGCGGCTACAAGGCGCCGCTCATCGGCCGCGAATGGGCATGGGGCGTCACCGACTGCTGGACGCTGGCGCGGGACTGGTATGCCGAGCACGGCCTCCAGCTGCCGGACTGGGAGCGGCCGCGATCGCTTGAGGAGTTCACCGCGGCGCCGATGTTTGATGGCTGCTGGCGCGCTGCTGGATTCCGCGAGCTGGAGGAAGATGAGGATCTGCAACCCGGTGACTCCCTGCTGTTCAGCATCTCAAGCCCTGGCCTGAACCATTGCGGCGTCTACATCGGCGACCAGCTGGTGCTTCATCACATCCGCGGTAGGCTCAGCAGCAGGGACATCTTCGGCGGCTGGCTCCAGAAAAACGTCGGCCGGCGGCTGCGGCATCCTGGGTTCATTACGATGGCGGGAGGCTGAGCGGAGCCATGCTGCGCAAAATCAAGGTTTACGGGCAGCTGGCAAAGTTCCTCGGCCAGCGAGTGTTCCAGGCTGATGTGGCCAATGCTGCGGAGGCGGTGCGGTTCTTGGTGACCAACTTCCCGCAGCTTGAGAAGCACATGGCTGACCAGCACTACCGGGTCAGCGTCGGCAGCTATGACCTGAGCCTCGATGAGCTGCACGACCCGGCCGGCCAGCAGCAGATCAAGATCGTGCCGGTGGTGGCTGGTGCAGGCTCCCTGACCCGCATCCTGATCGGTGCAGCCTTGATCGCCGGCGCGTTCTTCACCGGTGGCGCAACCATCGGCCTGTTCGGTCTTGCTGCTCCGATCGCCGTCAGCACGGTGATGCTGGGCGTCGGTGCGTCCCTGGTCCTTGGCGGTGTGGCGCAGATGCTCTCGCCGGTGCCAGACGTGCCGACAGGCTCAGGGTCCGACAACGATCCGCGCAAGTCCTACAGCTTCAGCTCGATTCAGAACACCAGCCGCCAGGGCACCCCGGTGCCGGTGATCTACGGCGAGACCATCGTCGGATCGGTGGTGATCAGCGCCGGGATCGACATCGCGCAGGTGACGGCATGACGGACCTGATCATTGGCGCTGGTGGTGGTGATGGCAAAGGCGGCGGCAGTTCGCAGCGCACGCCGACCGAAGCAGCCAACAGCCTGTTCTCAAACTCCTACGCCAAGCTGGTCGATCTGATCTGCGAAGGTGAAATCTACGGTCTGAAGGATGGATTGAAGTCCGTCTACGTGGACAACACGCCGCTGCAGAACGCGGACAATTCCTACAACTTCCAGAACGTCAACGTCTACACGCGCACCGGCACGCAGGAGCAGTCTTACATTCCCGGCTTCGATGATGTCGGCAATGAGGTGAGTGTCGGCGTCACGGTGCAAAAGGCGACGCCTGTTGTTCGCAGCATCACCAACACGGCAGTGAACGCGGCGCGAGTCACGATCACCGTGCCGGTGCTGCAACTGATCCAAGACAACGCCGACATTGTTGGCTCCAGCATTCAGCTGTCAATTGCGGTGCAGTACAACGGCGGCGGTTACACCACTGTCATCAACGACACGATCACCGGCCGCAGCTCGCAGCAGTACCAGAAGCAGTACCTGATCAACTTCAGCGGCGCCTTCCCGGTGGACATCAAGGTCACCCGGGTGACTGCCGACAGCGCCAGCGCCAAGCTCAGCAACGCCTTCAGCTGGAGCAGCTACACCGAAGTCACATACGCCAAGCTGGCCTACGTGAACGCGGCGTTGGTCGGGATCCGCATCGACGCCGAGCAGTTCAACAGCATCCCCAGCCGGTCGTATCGGGTCCGCGGCATCAAGGTCAAGATCCCCAGCAATGGCACGGTCAACAACACCACCGGCGCCATCACGTACACCGGCACATGGAACGGCACCTTTGGCGCGGCGCAGTGGACATCCGACCCTGCCTGGTGCTTGTGGGATCTGCTGACCTCGACCCGCTACGGGTTCGGCAATCACATCGACACCACCCAGCTCGATAAGTGGGCGTTCTATTCCGCGAGCCAGTATTGCAGCGCCAGCGTGCCTGATGGGTTCGGCGGCACCGAGCCTCGCTTCAGCTGCAACGTCAACATCCAGACC